GACTCGGTGCTCGGGATCAGCGGCGGCTCGTCCCGATTCCCGATATCCCATTCAACACACTCGGCGATGTAAACGCCGTGGTGCCAGCCCCACGCGACGCATGATCCGTTCAGTTGCTTGCCGACAGCGAAAGGCTTCCCGTAGCGGGCCTGGTGCGCCCGATACATAGGGCGGAACAAATAGGTGTCCCGTCCCTGCGCTCGCTTTACGCAGTCTGCGCCGGCCTCTGCAAAATAGGGCTGCTCCAGCGTCTCCAGAAACCGCCGGGCCGCCTCGGGGTTCGGGCAATAGCCGAAATCCCCGCCGCCCCCGGCAGCGATCCGCCCCTGCTGCGAGGCGACCGGCGGAAGGAGCGTGGTCCAGGCCGCCGCCAGGAGCAGGCCGAGGGCGAGACCGATTCGGACTAGCTCACTTCGCCGCATCGCAGGCCCTCCCAACCTCGCGGAATGCGATCACCCACTTGGCCCGCTGGGCGGCATCGACTGGGCCGCCGGAGGTGCCGAGCGTGGTGGTGAGGTAGCCCCCGATGGCGTCTCGCACGGCGGGTTGACGATCACCAATCGAAGCCCCCCTGACGCGAGCCAAGCGAGCCCTTGTGCGCAGCGCGTCGAAATGAACGCCAGCCGCCAACAACGGCTTTTCGGCTCGGCCGTCCGCTTCGATCTCGTCAGCGAGTTCAGAGAAGTAGGCCGCAAGGAGCGCCGCGTCCGACCGGGCTGTCTCGCCGGAGAACTGGAGGGAGAGCGCGAGCGGAGGCGGAGGCGGGCCCGGCGGCTGCGGGCGAGACTCGTCCTTCCAAGAGAGCAGCACTGCCGCGCCGATGAGCGCGAGGCCGACGAGCGTCCGGGACTGGTCATTCATCTTGGCTCCCGGCTACGAGTTTTTGAGTGACCTTTTCGATTGCTGCCTTTGTCTCTTCGTCCAACTGCTGCGTGTCGGAGAGCCTCCGACGCAGGGCTGCGAGCGCCGCCAGCGCAGCCTCAAACGATTGCGGCTGGCTGGGCGCCAGCGGCTTCGGGATCTTCCCGCCGGCCGAAGACAGAACCTGCTCAAGAGTCTTCAGGCTCGCCGGACGCCGCTGCACGGGCAACGAGAAAATCTTGGCGACAATCGGCCAGAGCAGAACAACCGCGCCGGCTGCGACTAGGAGCGTCGTCGTGGTCACGCTAGCTGCCTAACAAGCGGCAGGATCTGCTCAACCGCGCCCGCCGCCGCCGCGAGCACAATGGCCTTCACGTTTGAGCGCGCGACAAGCCAGAACGGCCACATCAACGCTGGGACAAGCTTGTCGGCCACAGCCTCAAACAACAGGTCCACGCAGTCCAACACATATTGCTTTTTCGCCGCGCCGTCTAAGGGAACCGAATCCACTCCGGCGACCACCAATCGCAGAAGGCCGACGACGAGGAACCCGAATTCGCTTACTGTCAGACCGTCGGCGGCGGTGGCCTTGGCGGTTTCGATGTATTGCCGCGCCTGGTTAATCACGGCAGCCAGTTGTGGATTGGTTGTCATTTCTGCCTTTTCTCCTGTATCCAGTTTCGCAACTGCAACGAGGTGTCGAAGCCGACCCGTCTTCCGATCTCGCGGCCATCACGCTCAAGGATCACGGCCGGCACCGCCGACACCCGCCGCATGGCGGCGATCAGCGGGTGCCGCTGCACGTTGACCGAATAGACGACACACCCATCGGTAATTGACGGATCGCTCGCAATCGCCGCCTTGAGCCGCTCGCAGGGTGCGCAACCCTCGCGGGTGAAAATGTAGAGGTCGTCGGCGCCCAGGGCGGACGTTGCGACGAGCGCCAAACAGGCAATAAGCCGCTTCATCCTTTGAGCCCCACGGTGAGCGAGCAGGTGGCCGCTCCGCTGATAATTGGATACACGTACTTCGCCGCAAAGCATTCGTCCGGGATCTGGATGGCGCCCACCGTGACGCTGCTTGTGAGGGCGCCGTAGGTGCCGTACACCTTCACAGGCGTGTCCTCTACTCCGCCGGCAACGTGCCAGGTAATCTGCGTGGCCCCGTTGGTATTGCCGCAAATCACAATCCCGCCACTGAACGGGCCAAACGGGATGACGCCGGAAGTGCTGGCGGCAGAGGAATTCGCGGTTACAACAAAAGACGGGGTGGATTCGCGGCGGATAGTAGTCATGCGTCTCGCTTCTTCTTCGGGTGCGCTTTCTTGTCGATCACTTCTCCCCTGGTCCAGCCGGGGTTCTTCCTCATCTCCTCTTGGATGATCCTCTCGCTCAGGGCCCTGCGGCGAGGCGGGACCTGATGTCCTTCGTGCTTTACGGCGCCTTCGACGTGCAGGTTCCTCTTTCTGGCCACCCTCGCCACGTCGTCAACGCCTGACACCCACGCCTCCGGGTCACGGTGCCCGCGACCGTCCGCCAGCCCTCCCACGTAAACCTTTCCTGAAGGGTTAATGCCCGCCGCGCGGGCTTCCCGCAACAACCAGTTCGCTTGGCGCAATGGCATGTCGTCTAGCTGCTGGTTATTCATGCGGCCTTCCATAAAGGCCCTGTCAGACCCCCGCGTGCCGGGAGGGGCCTGAAGGGCCACCATCTCAGCGAACCGCTCCGTTGCCCCGCTGGCCAAGGAACGGAGGTAGATACTGACCGCCTCCTTTCCTGCGTGTGACACGCTACTTGGGACTTCCATCGCTATTTCCTTGTGGCTGGGCCGGGCCGCCTTGCGGCGGTCCCTGCGGGGGCTGGGGAGGGGGGGCGCCCGGGGGAGGACCCGGTGGAGGCGGCGGAATCATGTAGCGTGACACGTCTATGTCCATGGCATCGCCAAAGTCTTGGACAAGCGCGTTGAACACAGACGGATTGCCAGATTGCAGGATGCCCTGCGCCACCGGCATGAGCACCTGCATGGCCTGCTGAATCTGCTCCACTTTCGTCGCCTTATTCGGCTTCCGCGCCGAACCGGCCTCCACGCGATAGGAGTACTCTCGCACCACGGCCTCGGGGTCCTCGGCCTTGACATGCAGCCCCCAGGCGTGGGCCGCCATTCCGCCCAGCAGCGGCGCAACGTCCTGCGGCTCAATCAGCCAGCGCGCCATCAACGCCTCTTTGCGGGCGACCTCCGACAGGGCGTCTTCCAGAATGTTCGCGTAGTCGTCGGGGCGGACAGAAATTTGCTCCGCCTTTACCTGCGCCTCTGCCGCGCTCCTGAACTGGGAGCGGGTCATGCCGTAAATTAGCTCAGTCAGGCCGACGCGGCGGTCGAAGAGGTTCGTGACCTCCGCAATGATCTGGTACATGTCCTGCGTGACCCCAGGCATCTGGAACACAGAGATCACGTCGTTGACAGACCGGCCGATGGCTTCGGAGATTTCAACGATTTTGAATCCACCTTCCGCCTTCTCCAGAATCTTGGCCTTGATGTCCGGGTCTGCCGCCTTCGCCACGCCCACCAAGGTCTGTGAGCTTGTGGCGATGCGTGTCGCCAGAAAGCTCATTGCCCAGTTGATAAATCGAAGCTCCCCGACTGCTGGGCGAATCAGCGAAATCGGCCATGAGTACCCGGGCTTGCCATGCCACGCCAATAGAGTGAATGGCCAGCCATTGGGCTCCAGCCAAAACGGAATCGGCCATTGGACAGACTGGAACAGAGCTGGCGGCACGCCGGTTTCGTCCACTTCCGCAGAAAGCATCTGCGGCGGAATGTTGAGCGGAAAATTCACGCCCTCCGCGACAACGAGGTAGCAGTACGGCCCCAGCGAGTCGAAGACGCCCTTCAGGTCCTTGTCCCCGTCCTTCAGGCGGTCGCCAAAGCCGGTCTTGGAGTAGACTTCCCAATAGCAAATCAGGTCGTTGGTTTTACCGGCCTTGCGCTTCGTTTCGTACCCGCGAGCGTCCTCTTCTTCACGCGCGCGGTAGGACTCAATGTGCCCCTGCAACTCCTCCGGGCGGATGCCGAACTTGTTGGCGACAAAGTCCAGCGGGTGAACTCGCTTGCGCGCGCACCACAGGATGTCCTCCGCCTCGTCTGCGTCCGGATCCCAGACGAGGTTGTCTACGCTGTCATGGAAACTGCCGGCGAGTTTGACGCTCGCCCCGGGTGGCTGGTACAGCTCATGCCACCACACGCCCGCGCCCTTGATGAACGCCTCTTCAACCGTTTTGCGGGAGTGTTGCTTTAAATTCAGCTCGGCGGGCGTGTAGTTCAGGTAGTCTTGGATGAGTTTGGCGATCAGCTCACGCCGGGCCCCCAGCATCTGCTGGGCGTTCATTGCCTGCTGGTACATCATCACGCCAGGGTCTGGCATCATCACGGGCTGCCCATCCGGCCCGACGGCAGGACGCCCGTCCGGGCCCATCTGCGGCATCGGCGGCCGTGGCATGATCCCCAAGAGCTGTGGCGGGATCACCGGGAACTTCTTTGGGGTAACGGTGCGCGTCGGGTTGCGGTGGTGGATGACTGCCGTGAACAGTCGGACGGCCTCCCAAACACGGTTGACCGTCATCCGGAAGGGTGGCGGGTCGATCCCTTTGTTGTAGCCACGCTCTCCGCGCGCGTAGGCGTCCTTCCACATGAAGTCCGGGTCGCCAGCGAAGAAATTCATCGCTTCGTTGGCGTCGTCCTGGAAGGGCTTTTTATGCTTCCGGGCCAGTTCGATCTTCTTCAGCCAGCCCGTAACAATGGGCAAGAGCGGGCTGTCTGTGCTGGGCATGGGGCTCTCCTACAAATCAATGCCCGTCACGCCTTCTTGGGCGAGATCGCGTTGACCTTCTTTTCCAGAAGGGCCACTTTTTCCGACAGAATCGCCAACCGCGTGTCGTCCGGGCGGTACATCCACGCCCCCGCCTTGGCCCACTCTGCATTGCTCTGAATGCCAGGGTCGTCAGCGTGATGCACGGACGGCCGCTCCACCCCACCATAGCCGGGGGCCATGACCCACAGGGTAACGGCTGACTGCCCGGTCTTAATGACCTGAGCGATGTTGGGCTCCGAGCCTTGGTGGGGGAAATAAAACACCCAATCACCCAGGCCGACTAGGGGCATTTTGAACTCAGACATTGCTGCGGGCTCCAAGGGGTCCAAGGATCACACAATTCTCCGCTTCGACACGCTGTCGCTTGCGGCGGTCGGCCAACCACTTCACCCACCACGGGTCGGGCCCGGCGGTTCTGGGCGGTGGAAAATACTTCGGTTCGTAGGCGCACAGATATTCCAAGGTCTGGCAGGCATGCACTTCCCCGCGCGTGTAGGGCTCATCCGTAACAAACACCGCGCCGTTGACCGTCGTTGTCTTCTTGCGATAGCGTTTCAATTCACGCACCAAGTTCGGGCAGGACTCACCCCATATCTTTAGGCGAGTCGTCCCATCCCCGCGAATGTGAAACATTTGCCGCGTGAGGGCCGTGCGGCTGCGGATGTCGTCGGAACCTGGTATGAATGAGGTCCCCGACACCAGCGCGGACACCTTCCGCTTCCGCATCTCTTCGGAATACAGCTCATGGGGCAGCCGGCCGGACCCAAGGTCCCGCAAAGCGCCGCCGTGCATGTCCATGATGATTGAGCGAATGTTCTGCCCCTGGCATCTGCGGGCGAACTCTTCGCCCCAGATAAGCGCGTTGCACTGACGCTGGTACATCTCGTCGTAGATGAGCAGAAACTTCTCGTCGGGCGGTACTGCACCAAAAAGGGTACACATCACAGAATGCCCGGGGTCGATGGCCACATAGCGCGTCCAGTCGTCGGGGATCTGCGGCATCTCGTCCCGCGGCAGGATATGGACCGAGCGATTGAACGAGGGGTACATCAGAGTGCTCTCTGTCGTGAATTCACCCTCCGACCGCATCCGAAGCTCGTCCACGCCAAGTGCCGACCAGCGTTCGATGGCTTTGGCCTGCTCCTCCCGGTCGATGTGGGCGTTGTCCAAGAAACGCAGCGTAAACTTGCGGATTGTTTCTGATCCGGTTTCTGCGGCTTTCTCAGCGCGCTCCGACAGACCCAAGAGGGCGTCGTTCTTGGAATGTGGCATTGCCGACCAGACAAATCGGCCACGTCTATCGGCAAGGCGGGCCAGCATCTCCCCCACCCACCTCTCGTCGTTAATGTCCTCGTCAATGTGGACAAGGTCGGCTTGAAACCCTTGCGGGGGTTCGCCTTCAGACGAGAAGCAGTAGATGGTCCAGCCGTTCACGAGGGTTGCCTTGTTGAGATAGCTGGCGTTCTTCAGGATCCAGGAGAACTCCTTAACCATTCGCGGCGGAATGAGCGGCGGCGCGGGCTTCGACTCCGCGCGGCGGGCGGCGTCTTCGTTGGGCCGATATGCTCGCCATTGGCCGGTCCCGGCGTCACGGATGATCCGGAACGCCCCGGCCTTAAAAAGCATGGGGTAGACGACCATGCCAATGTGCGGCCAGTTCCGGCCGATAATCACCAAGTTCCCGTCTTCCTTCGGGTACTTGTCATGGGGGTCTTGGCCCGTTGCGGCGCGGGCGTCTTCGATGAACGTGGAGAGCGATTTGCCAGACCGATTGCCGCCGATTACCAGCCGCTCTGACGCACGGCTTTTGTGAAATTCATCTTGGAGCGACATGGGCTCATAGAGCCTCAGAGCCTCCAGCCGCCGGCCGGCAAGCTCCGCCTGGATGTCACGCAGCTCCTGCATGGAGTGCTGTGTGACGCCGCCGATTTCCCCCTTCGGTGGTTTAGGGGGATCCACGGGCGGGTGACGCTTCACCGGGCTCCACTTCTGGGAGTCTCATGCCAATGGCCGCATCCACCGGAAGCGCATTGATCGTAATCGCTGTTTCGATGAGCCGTTTTCGCAGCTCTTCGTCCAACTCCTCTTCGCTCCACAACTCCAGCGGCTTCTTGGCGCCCCCCATTGCGGTATTCGCGGACACCAGCCGGATGACGGTGTCCAGCATCTTGGTGCGAAACGACCCTCCCGCCGGGCTGTCGTAGTACTGCTTCATAAAAGCGTTGGAGAATCCGCGAACGCCCCCGAAGTATTCCATCACGCATTCGACTAGCTCCGAACTGTGGGGTATGTTGGCCCCGCCGATCCTGGCAGAGTCCATGAAGGAGTCGATGGCGTTGCGCTCCATCTCGTCCAGCTTCTTTTGTGTCTTGCGACTGCGGCGTTCCTTCTCATGCTTTAGCCGGCACCTCTTGCACCGCCCGTGCAAGCCGTCTTTGGATTTGTGAAAATGCTCCTCAGTAGCTGGGAGCGTTTTCTTGCATTGCAGGCACGTTTTTGTCGGTTGCATTGATTTCCACCAGTCCCAGCGCGGCCTCCATGCGGGCGGACGGCCTGACGTCAATGATGCGGGCCGCGCCGTCGTGGCCGCTGGCCCACGCCTCTCGCAGCTTCTCTCCGACTCCGGCCGCGTCCAGCACAACGGGGCGATTTACGCACTTGGGCTTCCAGTGCCCAGCCCACGCATCCCAATTGCACATCACCGGGTTGTACCCGAGCGCAACGGTGCCGGCCAACGACAGGTCGCGAGTCTGCGTCACGTCCTCCGTGGAAGCCTTCTCGGCCGCATACTTGTCCTTCCATTCGTAGTAAAACCACGGCCTGCTTGTTTCGTCCTTTGGCTCCGTGATGTCAAAAGCCCGCATGTCGTACATGATCAAGCCAGTTGGGAGTGCGGCGCACTCCTGGATGCCGCTCATTCGCACCGCCGTGTGACGGTCGTACATCTCTAATTGAAAGTCAGGATTGGCGCTGTCGGAAGCCATGTTCTGCCACCGAAACACATACACGCACTCAGCCGGCGGCGGGCCGCAGTACGGAGCCCCGATTACGACCGGGCCCTTGTGGTAGTGCTTGGCCAAAAAATCGAAGGACGACTGGAAGAACGGCTTTGCGCCAGGGGCCGACTGGGCTGCATCCGGCCTCATGTCCGAGTCCACCATGACCAAGACATCGACCGAGAACTGCCGCGCCATCAGGACCGCGCGGTTGCGGGTCATGGTGATGGGCGTGTCAGCTAGATTCCAGATGCGGATGTTCTCAATCCGCTCGTCCTTGCTAACCTCCGCGACCAGCGGGACCATCCACTCCCGTATGTCGGGAACCTCAGAGCTGATCCCGCCATTGCCACCGTAGGAGAACGTGCAAAAACCGACGTTGAACTTTTGCTTCATGGCTACCTCGGGGGATGGTATACCAATGTATATTACTGCGGCGAGGAAGGCAACTGCATGTACGGCGCTAGCTGCTGCCAGTCGGGCCAGCCCTGCTGGCCACCAAAGGGATTGCTGTTCCACTGCGGCGTCTGCTGACCGTACGGATTCCACAGGGGGCCCCACTGCGGCTGCGCGGGAGGGGCGTAGCTGACCGTACCTTTGCCGGGCAGCGGCTGCGGCCATCGGTGGCTCTGCCACGGCGGGGCGGCGTCCGGGTAATGGAATGGAGTCTGCCCAGGCAGGGGCTGCCAGTCAGCCTGCCGCCAACTGGGGTGCTCGCCGTAGCCAGTTCCCTGCGGGGAATCCTGCTTTGGGGCAGCGCGGCCAGGGTCAAAGTTTACCGTCTTTCGCCCGCTGCCGTCCTTCCACTGAAGACTCATTGGTTTTTAACCTCGCTGGCTTGGTTTGTGCGCAACATGCGCAGCCTGTCCATATCCGCAGCAGGAAACTCCCCACGCACTTCCGAAATGAGCCGACGCAGAAAATCCAGATTCTGGACGGCGGATTGCGGGACTATGAAATGGACAAGGTTCATAAAAGAAAACGCCCCTGGCCAGTTGCCCGACCAGGGGCGTCCCCCTAAGCCCCTGATAGGGCGTGCGTCACGCTACGTTGGACCGGACGAGCACCAGAGGGGTGCTGCCTGTGGTTGCGCCGGCGGAACAGGCGTAGCCGATCACCCCCAGGCTGTTGTTGCCCGCTGCCGTCGTCGCCGCACCGACGCCGCTGGTCGTCACGCGGCCCGCAGTCGTCGCACCGGAGGTCGCTGCCGTGATGACGGCCACCCGATCACCGGCCGTGATGTCGCTGCCAGACAGGGCAGCGGCCACCTCGGTCGGCCCGTCAACCACCACCCAGAACACGTCCTGGGCCGCCACGCCTCCCGCCGGCAGATGCTCGTCCACCACGCCGACAAATTCGGCGTTCGTGGTTGTGGCGTAGCCAGTCACCGTGCTGAAGCAGGCCGTGCCGGCCGTGGTCGAAAACTGCACCACGCGCTTGGGCAGCAACGCCCCCCCAGATCCGTTCCGAACTGCGATGCACTTCTTCACGCGGCCAGACCGGATCTTGCCCGTAGTGGGGTTCACATCCGGGAACAGCTTCACAACGCCGACCCACTGCGTTCCATCGGAGTCAGAACTGACGCCGAGGGTCTGGCCAAGAGAGAACGGCGGATCGATCAGAAGACTCATTTGTTACACCTCTGGGTTATCAGGCAAGGGCGGTGAGTTTGAAGAAGTTGCGCGGGCTCTTAAACTTGAGGTTGCCGAGATGGCTGACCACATATCGATACTGCTGAGTGACCTCGTCGTAAAAAGGTCCTTCGCTCTCAAACAGGTTGCCAGTCATGCAGAGCAGTTCCATGTTGCCCACCGCCAACCCGTAGGCCGTGTTGGGAGGGACACTGTTCTCGCTCGTCTGCTCCACCCCATCGACCTCAAAGACGTCCGTGAAACCGTAGGACCGCAGGCCGTTCTGGCGGCTGACGATCACACGCTCCTTGGAGTCCAGCGCGTTCATGAAGTCGATGTAGAGCCGGCGGTCCATGACCACCAGGTCAACCTGATCTTCCTTGGTGTCGTTGCGGCGAGTCTGGTGGATCGCCTCACGCACCGCCTTCACGCAGTTGGCCGACCACGTCGCCGAACCGAAGTACGAAGACGTGTAGTTGACAATAACCGGCGAGAAAAAGTCGTACTCAGCGTCGGCATCGCCGTTGGGCCAGATGCCCGAGAGCTGCGATCCGCCGTAGTAGCCAAGCTGCGTGTTCAACCCGGCGTACGTGTCGGCCGGATACCCGAACGGGTCAGCCGCATTGGCAGTCCGCTGAGCGCCCGTGCCCACATTGACCGTGCCGTTGGTCCCCATGAACGATTCGATGCCATGGAACCGCAGCTCGTTGCCGGCAGCGTAGCCATCCAGGGTCCACTCCTTGGAGATGTACTGCTCCATGGAGGTGAGGAGTCGGGAGGCCAGCTTGCCGGCCACGTTCACCAGAGCCTGGGCGCTCCGGTTCTCCAGCATTTCCTTGCGGTAGATGGCGTCACTGACCTGATAGCCCCGGTACTCCAGCTCCAGTTTCTTCCACAGGTTTTCACGGCTGAAGGAGCGCGGCGTCTCTCCGTTGTTACCGGAGGGGCGGTGATTTCTGTACTGCAACTCCCAGTCGAACCCCCTCCCGGACATGTTCATCCGGACGTTGCCGCTGCCCTCCAGCAGCGAGAACAGCTTGTACTTGCGAAGGCACGCAATCTCCTCTTCGCGGAGGTGATTGACGATTGTCGTCGCAATAGAACGTGCCCAGTCGGTCGAACTAGCCATATCAGATTACTCCATCGGCTACGAGTTGGTTTTTCAGCCTGTCCTCAAACGTCATCCGGCCCCTTGGGGCGCGCGGTTCGGTGGTGCCTCCGCTTCGGTTCGGCGTGCGGGTGGCACGCTCGCGAAGGAACTGCATGTCTCGCTGGGCTGCCTGCGGCTGCGCCTGCGGGGCGGGCTGCTGCGGCTGTTGCATCTGCTGGTAGCGCAAATTTAACAAGTCTCTCTGGAGCATTCCGGTGGCATACTGCCAGCGGGACTGCGGGTCGTTAATCCCCATTTGGGCGGCTTGGGCGATGTACGCCTGAATGGCCTGCCCCTCCCTGGAGACGTTCCCGGATTGGTCGTAAAGCCAGTCGGCATTCTGCTGCTCTAGCGAGCCGACATAGTTCGCCGCCTGGTACGCCCCAAGCTGACTGCCCAGCACAGTGTTGTAGCCCTGCACCATCTCTTGGGCCTTCTGCATCGCCACCTGCTCAACGAACGGCTTCAGCGTGTTCTCCGGATCCGTCACCAGCCGGCGGGCGAAGTCTGCCGTATAGTCCTGGTACTGCCGGAGCGCCTGCTGCGCCTCAAATGGGGCCTGCGGGTCGATGACCTCACGGCCGCTCTGCGGATCCCGGACGATGTACTGGCGCCAGGTGTCTTTGACCTCCGGGGGAGCCCACCACTTAGGAGCCTCCTGCGGGCGAGGCATCTGGGCCTGGGCCTGCGACTGCCGCCACGCCTCAAACTCCTTCTGATTACGAAGGTACTCCTGGGCGTACGGGATTACCTGCTGGTACTGCTGGAGCGCTCGCTGTGCGTCTTGGTAGCCCGAATACGCCTGGTAAAGGCCGCGGGCGATAGAGACGTCGTCCTGCCCTTCAAAATCAGGCAGCGACTTAAAGGCGTCATAGACGTTGACGGGCTCCGGCGCTGGCGCGGAAACAGGCTCCGGCGCGCTCTGCGGCGCGGCCCGGACGTCAACTGGAGGGAGATTTTCTTCTTCGGCCATCTGTAGTCCTCGCTTCAGGGGCAGGGGGGTCTACAGAGTCACTGTCCTCTTTCTCCGATTTTGTTTCACGATTGCCCGCATTTTGTGCAGAGACGATCACGGGCGCGTCAGTCTCAATCCACACCCGGGGCGGCCAGTGCTATTTTTGTTACGGCGACAGCTCGCGGAGCAAGTGATCAGTGGCCGGAAACTCCGCAGTTTGTTACAGCGAGCTATCGCAGCAGGCCGCCCAAGATGTCAGCCGCATCGTCAACGCTCCAAGAATTGCCGAGCGTGCGATAGCGTTGCGTGTCTGACAGGCCGCCTGTGTACCCCCGCGGAAACCCGAACAAGCCCTCAATCTCCTCGGGCGTTAACCTGCGAAGAGTGCCGTCATCTAGTCTCACGGCGTTGTACGGCACGCCCTTGTAGATCACGCTGGGGATGGTGCGGGCCTTCGGATCGTTAATGTCGAAGCCGTGGCGCTCAAAGTGCGTGCGGCCCGACTTTCCCGCCGGGCGGTACATGTACTCCGTGGCGCGGTCAGACAGGAGGTAGCGATCCGGCACCGCGGGTTGCAGAGCGTCCCGAAAGACGGCCGGCGAGTTAGCGGGCGGCGTCAGCGGTATGTCGGTCCACCATAGCCTCTGCCGCTTCATCGGGCCGTAGTCCGCCGCGTCCCGCATCACGGGATCGACACCCAGCATCTTGGATATTTCTCGGATGTCGTCCTCGGCGCGACGGCCCGTTGGGACGACGTTCTCCACCAAGAGGTGGCGCGGCTGAAGCTCGTCTACCACGCGGGCCATTTCGTACGCCAAGCCAGAGCGGTCGCCACGTATGCCTTGCCCCTTTACGTTGGCGCGCGAAAGGTCTTGGCACGGAAACCCGGCGCACAGCAGGTCCACAGGCTCCCTGACTGTCTGCCGATTGACGTTGCGAATATCGCCCAACTCCACGGCATCCGGGTAGTTCTTGCGAACGACCTGCGATGCGTACGGATCGATTTCGGCCGTGTATCGTCGGCTGACCGGCATGCCAGCTTGGTCTAGCGCCACATGCGCGCCGCCAATGCCGTCAAAGAGAGAGAGGAGGTTGAACCGCTGTCCCATACAAGACTAATGGGCTTCCACCTCAACCGGCGTTTCAGTCTCAATCCACACCCGGGGCGGCAAGCTCAACGCAAGCGCCGGATCAGCTCATCGGCCGTCATCACCCGCAATCCTTCCGGTGCCGGCTGGCGGTATCTGGCGCGCAGGGCTTGGCGGTCTTCAAACAGACCCTTGGCCAGATCGAACACATCTTGGTCGGATGGGCTAGCCGGGGTGGGATATCGGCCGGTGCCATGCTCCGCTGTGGCGCGGAGGTTGGCGATCAGCCCCTCGCGGTCGCCAAACATGGCGGGGTTCTGAACGTACTCCGCATAGCGGGCGGCCATGGGCTGCGCAGCGCCGGTGGCGGCATCGTCTATTGCGTGACCACCCGACAGTTCCGACCAGTTGTCGGTGACATCGGTCAGGGCGTCATCCATCCGCTGCTCCCAAGCGTCCAGCCGGGCGTCCCACCGTTCTGCCCGTGGATTGCCGGCGGCGTAGGCGTCTTCGATCTTGGCCGTGATCCGCTTGTGCTGGGCGGCCCGCGGGCTGATGTGCGGAGAGTCGGCCGCCCTGGCCAATCGGAGGATGAGTTCGTCTAGCCACCTCATACCAGACTAATGCCCGACGTTGCCTATCGGCGCATTACGTGCTGGTTCTGCTAGTTCCCGCAGTACCCTTCGCACTCGTCAACGAATCCGCGAAAGTGCATCTGACCGCTTTTCTGGTCGGCCTCGCGTAGATCGACTTCATCCAACGGACGGCAGTCGCGGTGAACGTACCTAGTGGCGTCCAGCACACGCGCTAAGCGGACGGGGTCCATTACTCATTGTCCTCGGCGGCCAGGGCCTGCTGAAGTAGGTACATTGTGCCCACACCAGCCCCCGTCAGGACTGGGTGGTCCTTGGTGAATTGCGCGGCCTGGCCGCCCAACTGCCGGGCCCGCTGGGCAGCTTCCAACGCACGGGCGACCCTGGCAGCACCAAGCTTGCCGCCGGCAGCGTACAGCTCAGCGTAGACGCCCCAGGGAACGTCTAGGGCCCGCGTTCCACCCACACCCTGGGCGACCATCTCATCCATCGGCACCGACAGGGAGCGAGGCAGTGAAGCCGTCAGGCGAGAAGCGAACGGCAACCCTTTAAAGCCCTGCCGCGCCGCCTCGTTGTAGCCGTGCATGATCTCATGCCGCCGGACGTTGCGGGCCAGCTCCACGTTCGGCACTCCACTGACGTAGGAGGCAACGCCCAGGTAAGGCTTTCCAGGGGCAGGCACGAACGTCCCAAACGCACGTTCAGCGACAACGTCACGGGCGCCTAATTCCGCCAGGCCCGAAAGCGCTCGCGCTGCTGACCAGTCGCCCTCCGGATACCAGTCGCCAGACGAACCAGGCCGCCACGACCCGCGCACCAGCGCCCCAAGATCGTCCGACCTGGCTATCAGGGAATCCGGGGCTAGGTTTCCAAAATAGGACGGCACCATCGGCTGATCGACGATCCGCCGCCTGGCCGCCATCATTCCTGGTACACGGCTGGGGCGCACCAGAGCTGCAATGGCCCGTCCGGCACGGTCGATAGAAGGCATTACTCCTCACCCTCCATTGCCATTGGCGCCAACAGGGAGGCCCCGATGCCTTGGGTCAGGATGCGCTTGCGCATTTCGTCGGACATGAGGTAGCGGCGTGAGGTTGCCGCGCTCGGACGAGGCGTCAGATGTTCGTAAATCTTTTGATTCACGTACGCTGCCTGCTGCGTTGCGGCGTGCGGCGCTTCCATCAGCGCACGGCTCGTTATCGCCTGCGCCTCTTGCGGCGAATACCCAACCTTAGTCAGCCGAAGATACATGTCGTCCGCGGCCTGCTCTTGGGTGCGCCCGTAATTGCCCCATCCGCCAAACTCTTGGTACACGCGGTCGCTGTCCAGCGGACTGAGGTTGGCGTGCATCATTTCGGAGTAGTTGCGCCAAAACTGCCCGCCAGCGTAGTCGGTTCCGCGAGATGTCGGCGTGGACATGATTGTCTCGCGGATCGCTTCGCGCCCTGGCCAGTCTGGGCGTGGCGTCTTGTCGATGACTGCAATCCCGCTGGGGTCTTCTACCACCCCACCCATCTTCCTCCCCAGCCGCTCAATCGCACCTGGGACTACCTTGCCGTAGAAGTGTTCGTAGTTTTCGATGTTGCCGCCGACCTTGTCTGCGATGGCACGCGGGCTGGCGATTTCTATTGCGCGGTGGCCCTGGCGGGCCGCTTCCAGGGCAAGGCGTTTGATGAGGAGGTCGGACCAAGCGTCTTCTAGGGGGAAGGGGAGCGTGTTGGCCGCGGAGGTGATCGTCCACCCTCCGCCGTATGCCCGCTGGACGCCGTACCCCATCTCGCGCATGCGGGCGATGTACGAATCATCGGACTCCCGGCGATCTTTCATCGCTATGGTTTCCGCATCGTCGCCAATCAGATTCTGGTTCGCCTCCCGCATCTTCCGGTTGTGTATCCCCAAGTCCGACTGCAACTCATTGATCCGCAGGGCATCGCCGTGAGTGTCGAAGCGGGCGTGGGCGACGGCGTCCCGCTCCTTGTCCGACCAGTGGCTGCCAAACTGGGCCTTGCCGGCCCCAGGCTGAACAAGAAGCACCTCCGTATAGTCGCTTCCGCCGTGGCCATAGTCCTCATATTTGGGCAGGCCATGCGCGGCGCTGTCGTACTGGCCAAGCGGCAACGCTTCGCTGTCGAATATCGGCGTCCTTCGCTGGCGCTGAATAAATTCCTGATTGGGATATTCACTGCGCAGCCACTTCAGGCTTTCGTTTGTTGGGTCTAGCGATGCTTGCACAATCGGCCGACCGCCCAACACTACCTCTCCGTGCGTAAACACCGGGCTGCGTTCGCGCACCCGATCCAGGAGATCCTGCCTGGGGATGACCTTGGCGTCACCGATCAATCCTGGGAAGTCGGCTTCCTTTAACTCCCAGCCGGGCACGCCTTCCTTGTAGCGCTTCAGAAGTCCGGGGAGTTCTTCCACGCGCACGTTGGCCGGCATGGCTTCGACGGCACGCTCCAAGCGGGAGTAGATGCCGGGGCCGGGGTTGTAGCCCAGGAGGCCGGCGATAACTCTTCCTGCACGGTCACTTGGCATAACGTCCTAGTACGGTGTCGCGTACCTGTCCCGTAGCTTGCGAATGGCTTCCGCCGCCTCCACCGCAACGGGAATCGTCCCGTGGGCAGTTCCCAGCCCGTAGTCCACCGCCAATCCGCCCCAGGTCTTGGACGGAGTCATCAGGGGGTCTAGCGTGGCGTCCATCACGGCGCCAAACACGGCCCCAACAGGCCCTTTGACCCCGGCCTCGCCAAGGAACTCCTTGCCCGTCTTGGGTTCGGCGCGCGGTTCGTATATCTGGCGTGCGACGTTGTCAGTAAGGCCACGCGGAACCATGGCGTCCCACGGGATCGAATCCTGGGCGTCACGCATCTCCTGCATGTCACGCTGTTGGTTCTGGTTCTTGCCGAACGGTTCGTCCATGAAGAACAGGATGTTGTTCATGTTCTTGGCGTAGTCGTTCGGCGCGTTCGGGTAGGGATTGGCGCTTCATGATGTACAAGTGTACACTTTACTCTTCCGTGCCGCCACTCATGGCCGCCCCGGCTATCGGAGCCAACAGGGAGGCCCCGATGCCTTGGGTCAGGATGCGCTTGCGCATTTCGGTGGTCTACAATTCTGGGCGCGGGTCCTCCCATTATTCGCTCGCCTTCTGGACAATAACCTGCCAGCCGTGGTGCAGCACTTTCAGGTGCTTCGCATACAAATCCAAAAACGTGTCGATGCCGGCCTTCGGCCCCGGGCGGCCGTCGGGCCGCGTCCACGGGTAGTCGTCAAAGATCATTGCGCCGTATGGGTGCGTGCATTGAAACGCCATCACTGCGTCTTGTAGGACGCCAGCCGGGGAATGGTCTGCGTCGATGTACACGGCATGGAACCGCTTGCGCTCATGGATGGCCTTCGCCAGATAGTGAACCGTCTTGGCCACAACCTTGGTTGCCCGGCTGCCGATGGCGTGGTCAAACGTCCGTTCCCTGTCGGGCCAATAGAAAGTGTCCACGCATACCAGCTCGTCGCCGTTGCGCAGGGCGTTGTCTAGCACCCACAATGCGCTGCGCCCCTCAAACGACCCCAGCTCCAGCCAAGAGCGCTTGCTCTCCGGAAGCAGTGGGAGGACGTGCTTGCGCCAGTTCTCTTCGTGCGGGGTGACCCAGTCGGTGGTGAAGCTAGCCACAGCGACTTCCTATTGCCGTTGGAGGTGCGGGAGGGCCGCCCTTGGCGGCGCGAATCTGTTGGCCGACCGCACTGGAGTGGCGGGCCGCAGCCGGCGGATCACGTCGCCGGCCTCATCAACAAGTGCCGTGGGGATGCGTGGCGGTCGCAGGAGCCTCCAGGCAGCGGACAGGCCCCGCGCTGCTTCGGCAGGGCCCGGCATCGCAAAGTCAACGGCCGTGCCAGCAATGGGCCCCAAATCCTCATACATGCGGTCACGCGCCGGCTCAATCGGGTAGCCGGCCGGTGGGTATATCGCTCCAGGTATGGCCCTCGCCAGCCGGCTAGCGCGTTCCGTGAGCGGCTTATCGCCCGACAACGCTTCCATCGCCCCGAAGATGGCGTTCTCCGGAATTAACAGGCCGTGCAGAATGGGGTGCCGGCTGCGTGGCGTGGAGTAAACCCACTCCCGCGCCTCCGATAAGTCTCGCATCCACGAAGGGGATGGGCCGACCGTCTTGGCTGCCAGCCTGTAGCTTTCCTGCGCGTCCACCGGGCCCGGGGACTGCGCGCGGTCAAAGTGCCGCTTCCAGTCCGCAAGCGCAGACAGTCTTTCTAGCTCAGCCGCCCTGATAAGAGCAGTGTCGTCTTCTGCTGCGGCAAGACGCTTCTCAAAAAGGTCGGCGTCACCAGGGTGCAGCGGCGGTCGCCAAAAGGGATAGGGCATGGCACGCCTCCTACCAGGAATAATTGCAGGACCAATACCCGGCCTTTAGCTTGTCCGTCTTCTCGTCGCAGTTGTGCCGGGCTTTAAAGTTGGCCCGGCGACCTTCGTCGCCATGCCCCGCCCCACGGGAGCCGCCTTCCTTGTAGTGCCCCATGGAGGCGTCACCGAATCGCACAATCCGCTCTTGGTCACCAACCTTGGCGCGGACGACAAATTTCTTGCCGCCCTGCGTGTCCCGCACCGGACGGTTCGGCAGCAACCGCCGGATCCTGTCCCCCTCGCTGTCTCTCATTTCTGTTTCCCAAAGACCGTATGCCAGTAAATGCGACCGTTCACACCAGGACGTCTATCGGCCTGTCCGCGGCGTGGCTACCGAACAGGAGGGCGGCCCACAAAAAGACTACTAAACAAGAGAACGCCACACGGGCGGGCCTCTTCAGGCGCACGCCGCGGGCTACATCTCTTCTTCCCAGCCATCGAAGAAGAACTCCAGAACGATCACTGGGGGACGGCTGCGGAGATGTCGCGGTTATCGATGTTGAACGTCCGGGCGGCAGAGGAAGCTACCGGGCGCTGGCTCTCCGAAAGGTAGGGATTGAAGTAGTTCCCAGTCCCCGCATTGCGGCGGAGGTCGTCCAAGAGCTGGCGGATCATGTTGGCGTACGGGTCTTCGTTGAACGCCATCCGCTCCAGGTCGGAGTGGACCTGCATGGTCGCCGCCCGCTCGCCCGGCCCGGAGTACATCATGCCCGGCCCGGAGTACACCCGCCGGCCGGCAGCATCGAAACCCGCGCCCGACCCCGCCGTAAAGCGATTCAGCGCGTCATTCATCGGACCTGGCATGTCAGTCTCCTTTACTAGCCAATGCCCTGCGGATGGCCAGATGCACAATCGCTTTTCCAGCCAGCCGCACAAACGGAAGCCCGCGCTTGGCCGCCTCCTCTTGCAGCCAGCCCACTATCGTTTCCACGTTCGCCTGGCACCACGGGACGCCGCGGGCATCCATCGCATTGGCCCTGGCAAGGCAAGAGCATCCCGGCTGCGCCGTTATGCCCAGCCGTGACAGCAGCTTCTTTAACTCCGCGCCGACGCCCCCGGCAGCCACACCACGGAACTTGCGCTTCAGCGCCTCATAGTTTTCCTTGGACAGCCCAATCCTGTCCCCCAAATCCTGGGACTTGTCTAAGACTTCCGCCACATAACCAAACGGCCGGTGCTGCGCCATCTTGGCCAAGGCGTCTTTGCGGATAGTGATCATGGAGGGGGCGAATCCGTCGGATCAAAATCAGTGTAGTCCTGGGCGCACTCCAGTGGAGGAGAGACATCAAAGGCGAGTTCGTTTGGGACCCAGCCTCGCTGGGCGCAGTCCGCCAGCGCCCCTCTGGAGTAATAAATGACGCCATCGTTGGCGCCATCACAGGCGTCCACGAACGTGCCGAAGGGCGGTACGGGCGAATGGAACTGGTAACTGCACCGCCCATGCGGGTTCTCGTCCGTGACGGCAGTTAAATTAGAAAGCGGAGAATAGCCGGCCGCGTCCAACTCCGCCTGTGTCGCAATCCAATCGCCTAGCCTAGTAGGGGTGCATGCCAACCATGTGCTCCTCACGCGGTCGCAGCACACGTACAGGAAGAATACGTAACACGGCCCGTCGCAGCATGCACAGGGCATAACAGCCTCCTACCAGAAAATGCCTGTTACGCGATGAATTAAAGCCCTCCGCGCTGGGGGAAGCCGTGGAGTCACGTGGTTTGGGGGCCGAAAGGTAGAAAAAATCCAGGAGGGGATATGACAACAACCGCTTTGCGGCGCGGGGGGGGCGGGGGGGTAGGGGGTAGGCTTTGGAGTGGCCGGAAGTCTAGGGAACGCTTGGGTTTACGTTACACTAGGGCGGGCCGTGTCGAAATTTTAGGATTTCGTGAAACCCCTGTTTTTTAGGGGTTTTCGTGATGCATGGGCACGAAAAAGCCCCCCGGGGGTTATCCCCCGGGGGGCGTTTCCTGGGCTGCGGTTGTTGGCGTCTATTGTGCCGCGGTGCTGATCCGGCAACGGATTGTCTGTCCCCGGACGCCTTTGGGCGTCACGACGACGCAAACGTCCCGGGTTCGATCCGCCGCGGGTGGTGGCGGCTGGTGGCCGGCGAACCGATCGACCATTTCGATTTCTTCCCGGACCTCGCCGGCATCGTACCGGATGACATGTCCTGTTCGGGGTGACGTCATTCTCCAACCGCATTCGATCTCAAACCGCTCCTCCCCATTTTCGATCCACGCCCGATTAACCTTCACGGTCGGCACAATCTTCCCATCGGTTTCCCGACCGGAGGCCGTCCCTCCGCGAACTTGCACAACCCCCCCCGGCACCACTCGCCCCGCTCGCCCCTGGACCGCCAGCAGGGCGTCCGGGTCGCCTTCGCATAATGCAACGATGGCGGACGGGTTGTCCCCTGCGGCTGTCATACTTGCCACGTAGGGATGCCACTGGCGCGTCCGTCGTTTCGATCCTGCTTTACCGCAGTGCCAGTTGGCACGCCGAAGGTAAGCGACGGGGCGATTGATTGCCCGGGCGACGTCGGTCGCATTGAACGGCGGGCCGTCTAAAAACAGTTCCACGGCGAACGCCACGCGGTCGTCGATCCACGATTCCCGGTGCGCCCTCGGGAGCTGCGGGGCGTGGCGACCAATCCGACGCCTGTAGTGGGCTTGAAGGGCATCAAAGCTTCCGGGCATCGCTAGGTAGTCGAATGGGGACATGTTTTGAATCCTTATCCTTCCAGTGAATCCGCCGGGACGTCCGGCGTTGAGTCTATTGTATCGTCCATTCCGCGATTGTGCAATAAAATTTTTATACCGCTCCTGCTTATACAATGTCGATTCGATGCTATTCGATTCGATGCGAAGAATGATGGTTTTCCGCGCCACAGACTTGGAAACCATGCGGGCAGGATGGGAGGAAAATTTTTCATACCGCCCATGCTATATATGGCGTTCCGTCCCGCGTGTTTTATGTCGTGCGTGACACCCGCGTATGCGGGCAGCGTAAAGGCCCAAGCCGAAACCGCCTAGTGCGGTCTACCCGTTATGCGGGTACTGATGAGGCCAACTTACCCTGGAGGTGCTATGTCTTCGGACGAGCGCGTCGGGGCCATTCTGGCGGCTCTCGCTGAACCCTTGGCCAAGCTCCGTGAGGCAGGCAATGTTGCCTGCCCCTCGGATGACTTGGCCCGGGAGGCCATTGAGGGATGCGTCAAGCGTGATGGCTCATGGCGCAAGACTAAGCCGGCGGATGGTCCGGCGGAGTTGCTCTGGCAACTGGTGAAGTTTCATCGCGGCTCGGGTTCCCTGTACGGGTTCCCGTGGTTCGCGGATGCGGGGCTCCGGGACCAACTGGATACCCTCGCGGTTCTGCTGCTCGGCGGGCAGTCCTCTGCGGCTGCGGCTTGGCAACGGGCCTTGTCCTGACGACGCCCGATCCCGGGCAGGTGGGCAGGGGTAGCGGCATTGCGTCCGCACTAAAGTCCCTGAGTGTTCGCCTGCCCGGGTTCGGTTGCCGTTTGACGGTGTCCGAATAGCCCCCTACAGGCTAGGTACCAGAAGAGGCCCAGGTGGCCTACCGGCTAGGTACCAGAAGAGGGGGCTATTCGGCTGCCGTTCGGTAGTCGGTTCTACAGGAGGTGCGTATGGTCGCAAGATCACGCACCGCCCGGCCCCTTGGTGTCATCTTGCACCGAGGTGTCTCGCCATTCGATGGCTCGCCCTATGTGGTCATCATGCCACTGGGCAAGTCTTCTAATGCGAAGACGGGGAGCATGCTCCAGACCTACATTATTAGGTCGCATGTGCATCCGGTCGCAGCGGTGCAATCAGGTGGCGATCTGGCCATCTGCGGTAACTGCGTCATGCGTGGGCTGGTTGCCACGCAGAAGCGCCGCAACCGGAAGAAAAAGAACTTCCGGGCGTGCTATGTCAACGTAGGCCAGGGCCCTGCCATGGTCTACGGTGCGTTCAGGCGTGGTCGATACGTGGACTACAGTCCCGCCGACCATGACCAGTTCATCCGTGGTCGCAAGATCCGGTTTGGCACATACGGGGAGCCTGTCCTGATCCCCCTGGAGTTGCTCCGCCATCTGGCAGACATCTCCGGCGGCTGGACGGGCTACACCCACCAGTGGGCCAACCTCGGTTTCCGAGACTACCAGCGGTTCCTCATGGCCTCAGTCCATGG